TGACTGGCGTGTTATCGGTTTCGAGATTAATTGGGAAGATGCCAATCTTTATTGTGATCACACTGGCAAGCGCATTGAAAGCGCATATGCAGAGGAAGATGCCGCGTGACAATCTAAAGACCGGCTTTTCGGAGCCGGTTCATAGATTGCCATTCCGAGCAATCGTTTAGGAGAGAGAAAAATGGATAACAGAATATTCTCGTTTGATAGTGCCAAGGCTATTAAAGCGCAATCGTTTGGTTGGTTAAATGCTATTCACTACATGGCACCCGCCAGCCTATCAGGTGTCAATCTATGTCCTAAGGCTAGTGCAGCTTGCAAGGCCTTATGCTTAGGCTGGCATAGTGGCCAGGCTGGAATGGTAGCGCATGACGACGATAAGAATAGTGTTCGTTTGTCACGCTTGGCAAAAGCTAAGCGCTTTATGAAAGAGCGCAAAGCTTATATGCGCGACGTGGTAAGATCGATAGAACTAGCTATTAAAAAGGCTAGCAAGCTTGATATGAAACTTTGCGTGCGAATGAATGGATCTACTGATATCGCGTGGGAAGGGATTGCTTGCGAGCGTGCCGGTGTTACCTATCGCAATTTAATGCAGGCCTTTCCAGATATCCAGTTTGTTGACTACACAAAAATTGCGTCACGCTTAGAACGTGCTTTGCCAAGCAATTATTATCTTATCTTATCGCGTCATGAAAAGAATGATAGCGACGTAGTCAAGATTGTTTCATCCGGCCTTGGCAACGCGGCCGTCGTGTTTGAAACCGTTCCGGTCACCTGGCAAGGCTTAACGGTCATAGACGGTGACAAGCACGATTTGAGGCACCTGGATCCTAAAGGTGTGATCGTAGGATTAACACCTAAAGGCCGCAAGGCCAAGCGTGACATGTCCGGGTTCGTGGTTCGTGCAGCGTAAGGGGTTTAACATGACATTACAAGATCTTAAAGCAATCGCTGATCGTGCAGATGAAGCATTTACTAACGCTTGCCAGGTTCACTATTGTGACGGTCGATGGGGATATTATAGAGCCGTCGAATGCAATTATGAGGTGCCTAAAGAGCTAGACGTTTTGTGTGATCAGGCCTTATCAGCCCTTCATGCGTTCTATTTAAAGCGTGACGGTTCAAAAGGCTTTCTTGGCTCCCGTGGTTTATAATTAACCTATCATTAAGGGTCAGGTCTTATGCTTGCCCCTACTCTCACAAAAGTAATCGCGATAATGGACAAGCCGCTTTTTACAATTAAATTCAAATATTTTGGTATCCGTTTTGATTGGTCGAATGACGCAAATCGAAGAAAAGTTTTAAGTGCTGTTATATGGTATCCCAAAAGCACAAAACGCTTAGGTTATTTTTACCCTAGTATCACGTTTTAAAAGGATCTCGGACCATGCTTGATGTCATACAAGGGTTATGGGAAGCTGTCATCTTGGGAGCGTTGCCAATAGGGGCAATCCTTTTTACCATGCGGAGCTTTAAAGATGACGACCGAGCGCGTTTTTACGATTTGGGCACAAGATACCTATGTAATCGAGATAGAGGCTGATAGCCTCACGGAAGCCCTAGACTACGCTTACGAGCTGGATGACGACGAATGGACTTACGTCGCCACTAGCGTTGAAGCCGAGGAATTTTTAGAGGAAGAGGAAGAGGAAGAATGATAACGGAAGAGCAGATAGCAGCCCTTAAAAAGCTGATCCAATTAACGCCCGACAATCCAAGGGATAGTTCTTGCGAAATTGTGAACCCTGCTTTATTTGAGTTGTATTGCGACACCCTGTTCCTGGATCCAGAATATTGCTACGTCACCGAAGCTGACGCAGTACAAGCCCTTGACCAGTTGCTCGACTTTTAGCCTGGTCAAATCCCCCGCCTCGGCGGGTTCTCCTCCCTGACTTGGCGGCTCCTACGGGGGCCGTCTTTTTTTTAAGTCACCAGCCTAGCCGGAGGGTTCCCCAATGCCGCTCACGGGGCTTCTAATGCCCTTTAAAATGTCATTCACTCGCCTAGCACGCTCGGCAAGTTGCTCCTCGGTTAACTTAGGGGCTTCCGGTTCTGGTTTCACAAGTCCCTTTGCGTGTCCGGTAATAAATTGGTTTCCGCTTGTCTTGGCGTTGGGAGATTTACCGGCTGTCCTTAACCAGTTGCGCCAAGTTGCATCCCAATCGAGTTTGATGCCCTTTTGACCAGGCACAGCTTTCCAGTAGTCCCTGAACTTTGCAAGTTCCTGATTGTCCAACCCGTCCTCTGCCCTTGGATGCCAATCCTCCGGCAACCGTTTGCCCTGGTTGGTCCGAGGTGAGGGGGGATTTAAGGAAGGGGGAGTATTATCTAGTACTAGAGGGGATGAGGGGGAAACCATTAAGGGGGGAGAGGAGATGTCACCGTGATGTCCCCGTGATGTCACCGTGACTTCACCGTGATGTCCCCGTGACAGCCTTCGTTTTTGCTGCCTCTCCCGCCATTGTGCGCGTTGCCGGTCCAGCTTGTCATCTGCCTCGGCAAGCAGCTCATCTAGCTCTTTTGCAAGCACGGCTATCTGGTCAGCGGTGCACCCCGCTGCCAGCATCGCCTTGATGATTTTAAGACTGTTCACTGTTCGACTTGCGCCATGCGTTCAGCCGCTTGTGATTCGGCCTGGGCAAAAGCTGGATCTTGCATCAGCTTGTAATAGTGCAGCCCTGCCATCAAAAGATTTCGGAGAACGTCACTTTCGGTATTGATGCGGGACGACCAACGAAAGTCATTGATTTCAGCCCACATATCAGCAGAAAATGTCAGTGTTTTACGGATGTCTAAGGTCATGTTGCGCCTCCATTGGTGAGAGGTTGTTGATACCCTATTCGCATATATGATGCAACCCTGTTGACAGGCTTATAATCGTATGTATATATAGCGGCGGAGGTGCACAGATGACTGACATCAGCTTGAGTCTAAAAAAAATAGAATATCTTGAGGATGCTATTGCACAGATGCAGCAGCGCCTCTTCAGTATTGATATCCAGTATGGCGAACGCGACTTAATCGCCATTATCACGGATCTCATAACCACTATGGATCATGCGAAAAATGATCTTAAGTGGGTTCGGAAAGAAATCGTCGAACAGACATTCAACACTGGGGACTTATCACATGACAACAGGCTCGGACTTTACACCTGAGTATAGACGTACCGCATGGTGGTCTGGAGACAGCCGCAGGGCTGTATCAGGACACCTGATCGACGTAATCCTTGAGAAGCGGGGCGAGAAGGCTCCGGCTGATCTATCAGAGGTCGAAGCTGTTCAGATGGGGCACGTTATGCAGCCCTATATTGGCAGAATATTTGAGGACAGCACAGGCATAGGGGTAAAAGACTATGACCTACCAGGCACGCATCCGACTGAGCCTTGGCTTAGGGCGCACACCGATTTCGTCACTGCCGACAATGGCCTCCTTGAGGTCAAGAACTATAATGCTGCAATCATCAACAAGTTCAGCGAGCCTGACGATGAACTCCGACTTCCTGCAACAGACCTTATACAATGCGTACATGAAGCAACGGTCTTTGGAGTATCTCATGTCCATTTTGCCGTACTGTTCGGTGGTCAACGGTTTCGCCATTGGCGGGTCGATGTCAACGATGCAATGAAAGCTGATTTCGTACAGCAAGCCGCTAAGTGGTGGGCGATGTGCCAGATCGGAGAGCTACCAACACCGGAAACCGTCGAGCAAGCCAAGCTGGTCTATTCACGGTCTACCGACGAGCAGATCTTGTCTAATGCTGCCGTCGAGCAAGTGGTGCAACAGCTCAAGAGCATCAAGCAGAATATCAAGACGCTCGAAGAGCAAGAGGAGCAAGCACAGCTCATGCTCCAAAACTATATGCAATCGAAATCGGAAATCGTTACACCGTTCGGTGAAGTGCTGGTAAGTTGGAAATCTTCCAAATCTACCAAGAGTTTCGACGCAAAGAGGTTCCAAGCTGAGAACCCGAATTTTGTCGATTTGTACACGGTTGAGAAGCCAGGCAGCAGGCGTTTTCTTGTGAAGGGTTAAATGATGGCAAAATACGAAAAAACCCACGGAATGCACGGCACTCGTGAATATGGAATATGGAAAACAATGAAAAAGCGTTGTCTTAATCCATTGGCCGTTAATTACAATCAATACGGCGGTCGTGGCATCAATGTTTGCGATAAGTGGATGAATTT